TCTTCGGTGATGAAACACCACTCCGCATCCGCCCCGCAGGGGTCTTGGATGGTCGGGTCCATGTACACCGAAAACGAATTACGAATGCGCCCAATTTTAATGTCTTGGTCAAACGTATCGTCGTCGCAATACTCGGTCAGCAGGCGGGTAGCCTTCGCCATACGTCACCTGGTTCTCGCAGGCGGTGTCGTAGGCTACGTCGGCGTCGCTGATGTACTCAATATGACGGACGATGCCGTCAAATATTTCCGCGACTTCTACGTCCGCCTTGTCGTCGGCGGGAATGACCTTCCCCGAGGGCCGGTTCTGCCGTTGGTCGTTAGTGACCTGCTTTACATGCTGCGGCAGCTTGTTAATAGTCAGACAAGGGCGCGCATTGATGGTCTGCCCTTGAACCGACCCTCGGGTCGCCAGTACGTCTGCCGGCCATTGCCAGTGATTGTCTGGCGAACCGGCGGCAAAACGCAGGTCGTCTAGCTCATCTTCGCGTGACTCGGAGTACGCCGCTACCGCCATCGTCATGCGATGACGAGCCGTCGCTAATACATTGGCGCTGTCCTTATCGGACCGCGAGCCCCCATTAGCTACCGCTTCTACGGCGTTGTAGTCAGCCATATTATTTCTTTTTTGCGGTCTTAGCCGACTGCTTGAACGCCTTGGCGGTGGGCGCCCCTTCAGTTCCAGGCTTACGCATCTTTTCGCCGCTGCCCGCCTTAATGCGCTCGCGTTTAGCGTTAATGTTTGCGTAGAGTCCAGCTTTGCTCATGAGCATTTCCACCTTTTAAGCGACGCTTTGGCGCGTTCGCCATCTTTGGCCTTGGCCGCTACCGCACCCATCCGCGCGCAGAAGGACGCTTTGCGCCCTTTGTCCGCTTCCGTCTTAGGGCTCGGCGCTGGCGCTTTCAAATTGCTGCCGGTTTCGCGGTTGTACTTCTCCCGCCCTTTGGCCGTCAGTCCGGCGCCTTTGCTGGCCGGCAATTTCTCGCCTCGGCCTACACTAAGTGATACTGACTTACCCATGTTAAGCGCAGTGAATCAACGCAAAGTTAATAACAATTGCTTCCGACAGCGACCCACCCGAAATGTTTCGCAGCGTGATGCTTACCGAACCCGCAGCCAGCGAGTTGGCAAACACGTTGTACGAACCGGGCGTTGCTTGACCACCAGCGATAGTCAAAATCACGGTGTCGTTGGCGCTGATAAGATTGTTGTTCAGCGTGAACGTGGCATTGGTGGCAGTTGCCAGCGATGCGTTGTTCATTGTAATTACACCGGCGGACTTGTTCAGCGTCACGGCAGTGGACTTGCTGGTCGCCTGCGTGACGGTACCCTGCGCGGCAGGGGTGTAGCCCAGCTCGCGGTCGGTCAGGATGCGGTCGGAACCAACGATTTCCTGATCTAGATACGCAACGCCAATCGATATCGTATTGCTGCTCATTTCCTACGCTCCCATCCAACTTGTGATGACGCCGCCATTGCTTTGCGTGGCGTAGCGTCGGGGTTTATCCACATACTCCCGGTGCGCTACCGGAAAGGCAAACGTCACCGCTAATGCGTCAGCAGCGTCTGGCGATGCCAGGCCCCGCGCCTTCATGTCCTTTTTCGACTCCAGCTGGATGACTCCACTGGACGTCGGCTTAATCATCACGCCGGTCAAGTCGGACTTGAACCGCCGGTCGTCGGGGATGCTAGCAGACTTCAGCCAGTCTTTCATAGCCCCCCACAGTTCCGCCCGCTTGTTGTAGTACATGATGCCGTTCTTCGCCTTCCAGCCGAAGTTGACGCCCTTCACCACCTTGTACCGCTGCTCATGCAGCCGGTCCATGATGCCGTACCCCAAGCCCCCTTCGTCGATGACCGCCAGCACCGGCTTGAACTCCTCGATGGCGTCTATCACGCGCCCCACTATCGCCATCGTGTCCTCGCCGTTGTAGCGCTTGATGGCCTTGATGTCGCGCCCCTGCCGCACCACGATGACCGTCGAGTCCGCCCCGCCGCGCGCCGGGTCGATGCCTAAGATGACCGGCGCCGTCTCGTCTTTATAGCGTGGCCGCGCCATCGCATCGTCCACCAGCTGCGGCGGGATGAACTGGTCGTCGCCCTCGCTCGGAAACTCACCATAGACCTCTATGCGCGCCTGGGGCGAGTCCGACCCATACTCGGCGATAATCTGCTCGTACACCTGCTTGTCGGTGTCCTCGACCGTGCGGGCGTCCACCTGCTTAGTCTGCCAAAAGTCCCGCTTGGCGTTGAAGCACTCGAAGAAGTACCCACTGTTGCGGCGCGGGTTACTGAACGCCATCCAGTAGCGGTCCAAGATGTTCTCGGTGAAGAACCCCGACCCTACCGACCAGATGCCGTCAGGTATGCCCGACGCCTCGTCGAATATCAGCATCATGCCATCGTGGTTGTGTACGCCCGCGTAGGAGTCAGGGTTCTCCTCACTCCACAGCTTCCCTTCTGCGGCCCAGTAGCGCGTGCCCTTTTTGAGGTCGCGCTCCACGATGTCTGTTAGCCACGTCGCCGGCACCAGCTTGGTGGCGCTCACCTCCCACCAGTGGGCGTTGATGAGCATCGCCGCCCATTTAGACAGTTCGCCCCAAGTGACCGACCTTAGCTGCGCCTCGGAGTTAGCGCTTACTACCACGCTAGACCCTATCCGGGTGCTCAGCATCCACAGGATGAGCCAGCTAACCAGCGCCGACTTGCCAATACCGCGCCCGGACGCTACCGCAGCCCGCAGCGTGTCCATCGTCGGCTGACCCCGGTTGCGCTTGATGTGGTCCCTAATCTGTCGGAGCGTGTCGCGCTGCCACTGTCGCGGGCCTTTGAAGTGCGCCAGCGGCGTGTTGGGCTGCCCCCAGGGATAAGCAAACAGCACGAACGCTTCGGGGTCGTCGGCGACCGCCGGTGACCACAGCCGGGTCATCAGCGTCTGTTCTTCGTCGGCGCTGTAGATGGGCTTTTGCACTAGCTAATGACCCTCGCTTCGCCGTCGATGACGCGCGCCTGCGCCTGCGCCAGCGCGTCGGTGATAGAGATTTGCTGGGCGACCTCCACTTGGACGTGCGACTTCGCGACCCAGTCGTGCTTATGTTTCAGAATTTCCAGCGCCACCTTGGTATCGCCCGCCAGCGCCGCAGTGTGCAGGACGTCAGAAAGTTGACGCTCGGCGTCTGCTTTGCCTTTGGCTACGGCCAACTCCACCAGCGGGTCCGCTGACGCCAGCCGCCGGTATTCCGCAGGCAGCAGCCCAGCGGCCAGCGCCAGCGAGTCTCCTTTGAGCCCTTTGTGCGCGGCAGCGTACAGCGCCTCCAGGTTGCGCTCGGTCGCGGTGATGTCGCGAATTGTCAGTGGTAACGCACGAATAGTCATGCTGGGTAGCCTACTGCCGTAACGGGGTCTTTTGCAAGGGGTGTGTTGCTGTAGAACTGCCAGCAGTTCTACAGCAAATTTTTTTTGGTGTCAACTGTTAAGAGATGCTTGACAGTTCGGATTTTTAAAAAAAATTTTGTGTGGCACCTACTGTAACTGTGACCGGCCGGCCAAGGCCCTGCCCGGGGCCCTCGCTCGCACGCTCCGCACACAGCCATCCGAGCACGCCCTAGCCTACGGCATAGGCCTAGCACGCGCTGTGGCGGCCTGTAGCACGCGCTACGAGGTGGAGTGCTGGATACCTAGCACTATGACACCTGGCGTCTTGTAGCGCATTGTAGGCGGGCAGGCGGGCAGACGGGCAGACGGGCTAACGGGCTAACGGGCTGACGGGCTGACGGGCTGACGGGCTGACGGGCAGGCGGGGTGACAGGGTGACAGGGTGACAGGGTGACAGGGTGACAGGGTGACGGATGACAGGGTGACGGATGACAGGGTGACAGGGTGACAGGGTGAGTCCGTTACCCTGTCATCGCGGGGTGACGGGCCGTCACCCTGTCATCGCGGGGTGATAGCGCGAGCGAGGGGACTGGTAGCGCGAGTGTGGGGTGTGGGTGGTTGTAGGTAAGATCAGCAAGTCTAGGGGGGGGGGTTTAGTCGCTCACACGGAATACGCCAATGTTAGTGATCACCAACCTATCTAAACTCCAGTATCCAACTTCAATAGTTATATATTTAACAGACAAACGGCAAAAAACATAAGCAAATCAAAGTAGTACCGCACCCCGCCGGATACACTGCCCTAGCGCAACAAAAGAGCGGACAGCCGCTGCAAATAGCGCCGAAACACTCCACGAATCGCCCGCGCGCCGAACCGCAGCACAACCGCGAAACCGCTCGCGGACGTGTTAGCAAATTTGTCAGCAAGTCTGCCAAAAAAAGATACTGACAACTGGCACAATAGTGAGCGTTATCAGTAACTTGCAAGCGTAAAACGCAACTATAGACAGTCTTTTTGTGCTTTGATGTAAAATAATGCTTTACAAGGTAGAGCGCGCGCGTATAGTGCTAACCATACCGCGCGCGCGTAATGCGCCCGGTACTGCTAACAAAGCATCGAAACCGACGATAAATCATGAGGATACGACAATGACTAAATCACAGACACGTCAAGTACAGATGATCGACCTGTATCTAGCCGATGGCAACGTAGGCGCCGCCGCGCGCTCGATTAGCGCGCTAATCCGCAGCGCTATGCGCGCGCGTGATATCGCCGAATTGCGCGCCTACGCTATCGCGCGCAACCTTACCGGCCATCGCGATTATATCGTTTAACACCACAACGCCGGCGCGCCAGGCGCCGGCCCTAACCGACAGGAAACCGACACCATGAAACCAACCCACGTTGTCTTTTGCCAGATTGAGGACGGCGCCCCTACGCCGTTTTTCGTTACGTCACTCGATGCCGCTCGCGAAACCGTGCGTTTAATGACCGATTGCGGTTTCGATGCATGGATTGAAACGTACGATCCTAACCTCAACTAAAAATAACAATCCGGCGCCCTTTACCGGGCGCCACAATCAGGAGAACCGACAAATGAACATCACCATTCGACCCGAGTACTTGAACATGCCGCGCGCGGCGCTACTGCGCGCCATCCGCGCGGAAACCGGGCTTAACATCCGCACGTTACTTGCGGCGCCGTTAGCTAATCCGAAACTTGCCAAGAATCTTAAATTGCGGGTGCTTTCGTTTCCCTTGCATTTGGCGCCGGCCCGCCTAGGCGCGCCGGACAACCGCCCGCGCGCCACAGTGTGTCCGGGTGCTACGCCAGGTTGCGTTGCTGCGTGTCTGCACACTGCGGGCAATCCCGCTTACATGAAAGGCAAGGCCAGCGCTAGGCGTGCGCGCACGCTTCTTTTTTGGGCGCGCAAGGATCTGTACTTTGCGTTACTGATTCTCGAAATTCGCGCGGGCGCCGCTAAAGCGCGCCGGCGCCGCATGAAAGCTGCATTCAGGCTCAACGCAACATCCGATATTCAGTACGAGCGCTTTCAGATCAACGGGCGCCCGTTGATTGCGGGAATCTTCGCGCGGCTCACGTTCTATGACTACACCAAGATCCCCAACCGCCAGACGCCGGCCAATTACCACTTGATTTACAGCCTTGCCGAAACCGCCCGCAGCATGCGCGAGGCTCGCGCTGAGCTGGCGCGCGGGCGGAACATCGCCGTCGTGTTCGCCGGCCGGCAATTGCCGGCGGAGTATCTAGGCGCGCCGGTTATCAACGGCGATGAGCACGACTACATTCCGGCGGATCCGCGCGGCGTAGTGCGAGGGCTCAAAGCCAAAGGGCTCGCGCGTGGTGATGACTCCGGGTTCGCGGTCGCGGTTTAGCGCCTAGCGTAATGCCGGCGCGCCCTACGGCGCCGGCATTGCGGTAGGCACTAGCGCTACCAGGCATCGCTAAACCCAAAAAAAAGGATTCGACACTATGATAAAAATCGACCTAACACGCTTCGACTGGAGCGTACCAAGAATAACCCCGCCGGTAGGTTTCGCGTACGTTGGCACCGTTAACTTTGATGGCGTACACGCAGCTGTCGCTATATCGCATACCGGCGACTTTTGCGCCGTGCGTTGCGGTTTCATCTGGACGTTGCCGCGCGCCGAAACCGCAACGGCCTACGCTAAAGCGCGCCGATACGCGCGCCGCGCCGCTTACTGGCAACCGCGCGGATGATCCACCTACTTTTAATCGCCGCGCTAGTCTGGCTAGCGCTCGCAAATCACAGATAAAGGACACGACAGATGAAAACGAAACTAGAATGGGCGGACATCTACCGTCTAGGCAAAACAGACAACGCGCGGCGCTGGACGCCGGCGCCAGAAATCGCGGACTACTTTCGCTCGATCCGCGCGCCCTCGCGCGCGTGGCCTTGGAGCTACGCCAAGGCCGCTTTGACGATCAAGTTTGCCCGCTGGCTACGCGATACTCATCCCGAACTAGCGCGCGCGCATGGATTGTTGCCATGAAACCACGCACTACGCTTGAACAGGACAGACTCGCTTACCATCGCGCGCGTGAGCGCGCGGAGCGCCGCGAAACCGCGCTACTGGGCGCGCTCACGCTCGCCCTAGTGATACTAACCGCGCGGGAGTTTTTGCAGGCTTGCTGCATCTAACCGCGCGCGCCTAGCGCCTAACAAGGGCCGCCTAGCGCGGCCCTTTTTTTTGCCCTGCCCTGCCCTGCCCTGCCCTGCCCTGCCCTGCCCTGCCCTGCCCTGCCCTGCCCTGCCTTAGCGGACAGGCGGACAGGCGGACAGGCGGACAGGCGGACAGGCGGACAGGCGGACAGGCGGACAGGCGGACAGGCGGACAGGCGGCCGCCAGGTTACCGGACGGCCGCCAAGTGAGCCCTTCGGGCTATCGGACACTTCGGACTATCGGACTATCGGACTATCGGACACTTCGGGCTATCGGACACTTCGGGCTATCGGACTATCGGACTATCGGACTATCGGACTATCGGGCATCTGCAAAAGAATTATTGACAGCCCTTCGGTGTCTTCGGTATCGTCGCGGCTTCGGTAACAAATGAGGATCGACAATGGCAAGACTTAGCAAGCACGGCCGCGAACTGGGCCGGATTCATTTAGTCGTCAAAACCGCCGCCTACATGTCGGACGGTTCGATTTTAGTGAATGAAGGCTTCGGCTGGCGTTTAACGCACAAAATCAAATCGGGATACACGCCAGCGGACGTGTATGCGCGCCGGCTGGAACTCCAGCAGCAGGCCGACCGAGACTATCCTGCCGCCGCAGCCTACCGGCGAGAACTGCACCGGCTGGCTGGCATGTCGGTGCGGTGGAAACTGCACGAAGCCATCAAACTTATGCCGAATGACCCAGACGGCGTGTGGAGTGAGGCGTGCGATTGCTACGGTGCCAAGGCAAGCGCTTCGCTGGCGGAAGTGATTGAACTGTGCCGCCTGTATGGGGCCAAGCGCGCTGAATGGCTGGCGGCGAACCCGGCGGAGGTGGCGGCATGAACACGCGGTTCCTGTGGACTTGGGACGGTGAGCGCCAGGTGCAGGACACCGGCATGACCCGCGCGCGCGCGGCGGTGATGCTGCGCGGCTGGCGCGACGACCCGAATATCAGGGTCAGCCGCACCGCTCACCACACTTACCGGGTGGAGCTTGAAGGCGCCGGACGGTGCGCCGCGACGATGGTTATTCTCGGCGCCTAGTCGGCGCCGACCGACTCAGGGCCGCCTAGCGCGGCCCTTTTTTTTGCCCTCATTGCACCGCCCGCAGCGCCGCCAGGGGCGACACCGGTTCGCCCTTATCCTCCACCATCCGGCGCAGGTCGGACTTCGTATGGTGTTCAAACGCCGGCGCGCAATAGACTTGCTTTCGGGTCGGGTATTCGCGCGAGGATATTTGCCCGACGTCCAGCCATCCGGCTTCAGCTAGCGCGTGCAACAACGCCGCTTTCGGGATGCGCTGGCCGCCAGGTGTCGCGGTCTGAATCCGCATACAGAGCGCGCTGAACGGCCCTGCAATGACCCCGCGAGCGAACTCGCCGGTCTGCGATTCAATCATATCGATTAGCAATTCTTCGGCTGGCGAGCGCCCATCGGACACCAGCGAATGCCAGAATTGTGTCTTCATCGGTGCGGCGCCAGGGTTGAACTGCGACACGTCGCGCGACCACAGCAGTTCGGCTACCGCATCAAACCCGCCGTTGGCGTACCAGCCCCACAGCCGCGCGGCGTCGGCAGCATCCATGCGCTTCGCCGTCGAGCGCAGGGCGAACCATCGGCGGTCGGTCGAGTCGATAACAAGGGGCACGGTTTCATTACTGAACGCGATTACCAGCATTCGGTTCAAGGCATCGTAGGGCTTCAAGCCCTTTCGGTTGACCGACAGGTATTCGGGCGGCGCCGCCAGCAGCGGCTTCAGCTTATTCGCCATCGCGCGCCGGGCGGCGCCATCGGTGTCCTTCAGTTCGTTCAAAATCAGGACTTCACACTCTAGATGGTAACCCCACTGGCTACCGATTTGATCGGAGTCAATCAGGCCCCGGTTCCGCTGGAACGGCCCACAAATGGCCCTGATGGCTGGCGCCAGCAGCGTATCCTTACCGCAGCCCGCGACGCCGCTCAGCAGGATGCCCCAGTTCACCTTAACGTCGGGGTGCTGAAGCTTGAACGCCAGCACGTCCAGCAGCAATTCGCGCTCGGCGACTACGGGCAACACCGCCGCCAGATGCTCCAGCCACAGGCTCACGTCGTGACCCTGCGGTCGTGCTGGCCGCGCGTCCTGCCATCGGTTGCCCAACACGTCGCCGTCGCGCTCGACCAGCACAGATGCGCCAGGCGCGTAGGTGATGCCCGCCAGCACCCGCCCATCCATCGGCTGGCGCATCGCGTCGAACCATTGCGAAGCGCTGATGATGCCCTGCTTGCCATGCGGCGAGCGGCACTCCAGATGCGCGTACAGAGCATTGAACGCCTTTCGGCTGATTTCGGTTCGGTCATCCAGATTGAAGTACCCGTCGTCGGGCACAACGTAGGCCCAGTGCCGGTGTAGGTCGGACTTCTCAATCCGCCCATGCTCGCGCCGACGCACCTCGGCCAACGCCGCCTGCGCGGCCTCGGCCTGCCCGTTATCGGTCGGCAGCTTCGACAGCGCCGCCGCCATCGTGAGCGCCAGCAGTTCATCCCGCAGCCCCGGCTCGCGCTCAGGCCCGCCCTGCTGGGCCACCCATGCCAAAAACGTCCGCGAGTCGAGGTCCACGCAGTGCCCGTGCAGGCAGCAGTAGGCGCGCTTTGCCGGGTTGTATCGGCCCTCGACGTTGCCATCGGTGTGCTGCTCATTATTCGGGCAGACGACACCGGCCCAGCCCTCGCTGTTCGGTCGTGACAACACCAGCCCGTTATCGGCCAGCCAGCGCCAGACGTCGTCGTTGCCGTCGTCGGCCAGCACCGCAATCGGTGACCAGCCGCGCTCGTCGGTGTCGCCAGCGGTCGGGGCGACGCCATACGCCTCGCACAGTTGTAGATAGGTAAACTGCCGTTCGGGGTGCAGTTCGACCAACCGCGCAGCGAAGTTGTTCCGGCCCTGCTTCAGATTAATTGAACCCGGCAAGCGGAAGTTCCGGACGACACCGCTGGCGCCGGGGTCGGTCAGCCCTCGGTCGGCGAGCGCGCGGACTAAGGCAATGAACTGCGCCTTGGTCGGCACGTCATCGATGCCGAACGCATAGCCGGCCTGATAAGAGCCAGGTGACGACTCGATGAGCCACGTCGGAGGCAGCGTCGGCATCGGCGCCTTGGTGCCGAGGTCGTCCATCATCAAGGCTGCCGGTGTTGCCGTACACTGACCAGCTGGGGTCGATGCGGGCGCCGGGTAGCATGGCGATATAGGTGCACTTCGGGTTGCCGTCAGCGTGATACGCCAGCGGGCGCAGCGGCTTCTGGCGGACGATTAGGGGCGTCTCACCATCCAAAGCAAGGCTTGCGTAAAACTCTAGGAAGCGGTTAATATCGCTCATGTCGTTTCCTCCTGTTTGTTTGTTTGTCTTGAATCCCGGCCTTACCCGCCGGGATTTTTTTTTGGCCCACAGGCCTTGATGGCCTTGTTGACCTACTTGCCGTACCGCGTCATCACTTTCGCGCCTACGGCTAACGGCAGTCCATCCGCCCAGTCGGGCGGTGTGGTCATCACTTCACGCATCCACTCCAGCGCGCGCTCCGCGTCTGCCTCCTGCACCTCCAGCACGATTTCATCGTGGACGTGGAGAACAGTACACCAGACCAGTTCACGCAGGGCGTGCCGGAGCAAATCATGTGCGGTGGCTTGAGTGACATTCTCACAAGCCAGCCCGCGCCACAAGCGGGCTCGCGGCCACTCGGTGGCGTCCGCCATCGGCTTCCACGCGGCCTTCGCATACGTCAGGTTACCCTCCTCATCAAACTTGGCAAACGGGTAGCACAGCACCCGCCCGCTCGGCAGGACGTACCACAGGTGCTGCCGGTCGTACAGGTAGGTCACCCGGCCAGCCGAAAACTCCTCACCGGGCTGGCGCATGGCGGACAGGTAGGCGAACTCCAGCGCGGCCCAAAACGGCTGCGCCCAGAAGTTGGCGCGGCGCCATGCGTTGACCATCAACTGCGCTTCAGGCTCGGGCACAACCAGCCCGTAGCCGCGCCCCATCGCCGCGAACGCGCCGACACCGCCGCCGAATCCAAGCGCTAGCTCCTGCACCTTGCCCACCTGGCGCTGGCTGTCGGTGACGTCGCCATACGTCACGTTGTAGGTCGCGGCGGCGTTCACAATGTACGGGTCCAGCCCTGACCGGAACACGTCCAGCTTAGCCTCACCCGCATCGCTGCCGGCCAGCCACGGGTTGACCCGGCCTTCGATAGCAGACCAATCAGCGACGACAAGCACATGCCCCGGCGCTGGCACCAGCGCTGGCCGCAGCATCGAGCGCAGGACGTCGGTAATACGCGGCCCGTGCGTCGGCACTAGCTGATGCCCGCGCACCATAGCCTGCCGGACCGCTGCTGGGCTCTTGGCGACTTTGCGGGTGAAGTTATGCACTTGGGCGCCGTAGGAACTGGCGCGGCCTGTGGCCGAACCGCCAGCGAATACGAACGCACCCCGGACGCGGGCGTCATCAACGTCGGCTAGCTGCGCGAGCCGTTGGAACTTCGCGACGCTGGAGGCCCACAAGTCGTCAGCGGCTTGGACCACCTCACGCACTGCGGGGTCGAGGTCGTCGCAGGCCAGCAAATTAGCCCGCACGGTCTTGTCGATGCTGGGCTTGTCCTTGACGACCGTGAGCTTCAACTGCTCAAACGTCAGGCGCTCTAGCACCCACTCGCGCATGCGCGGCGAGCGCACAGAGCCCACCAGCCCGCCGGTGGCCTCCCACACCGTTCGGGTGATGTCTTCCGACTCGGTGGTGGCGTAACGCATAGCCGCGCGGCACAACCGCACATCGACCAGCACGCCTTGGTCATTGATGCGCTCGTTGACGTGATAGTCGCCTAACTCGGTCGGCGACAGGTCGCGCAGCAGCCCGCTGATTTCGCGCATGGCCCGCACGTCTTGCTCGCAGTAGGCGATGAGGTCAACGAGGTCCTGTTCGGTGCATTTGAACGGCGGGACGCAGCACTTGCGGATGAGCGCGGCGCCGCGATGGTCCTTCTTCATCGACGCGCCCATGAAGCGCCCGATGTCTTCTAATGAGCCTGGCGCGCAGTTAGCGCGGGCCTGAGCGGCGGTGCAGTAGAACTGCTCAAGCTCAAAGTCTTTCTGCAAGACGTACCAAAAAATGAGCCGCTCGAAAGCGGCGTTGTGGGCGCGGATTTGACCGTCGTACTCGGCGACACGCGCCGGAAACGGCTGGGCCGGCGTCCACGTCTGGACGTCCTCATCGTTGAAGGCGTAGGACATGCACAGCACCTCGGTGCTGGCGTCGCGGGCGTAGTTGTAGACGCCGGCCACCTTGAGGTCGCAGTTGGACCGCGTTTCAAAATCAAGCCATAGGGGCATAGAAAAAAACGGGGCCTTTCGGCCCCGTTCTCCATCAAGTTGAGGGTTTAGCGGCGAGTGCGGCGGGCCGGCGCGGGCGCCGGTTCGTCACCCAAGTCGTCATCCTCACCCGGCTCGCGGTCGGGGCCGTTGAGCGACACCCACTCCTGCACCTCAAACACGGGCGTGTAGATGCGCCCGTAGGACTTGTGCTGGTAGTGGTCCTTCTTCAAGACCACAACCGGCACCGGCTTGCTCGGGTCTTTATCGACCTGATGGGCCAACGCGACCGCCAGTTCTTGGACGGCCTTCTTACCGCCAACCGACGTCGCGGTGAAGCGGCACTCCAGACCCGTGTCTTCGCCGGAGATGCACTTAAGCATCATCCCGACTTGAGTCTCCCAGCCCTTCGCAGCGGTGGGTGGGGCAGCGCCCACATCCGGCAGCGGCTCGGACACCGACACCATCACCTCGCCCGCGACCGCGCCATCACCCCAGGCGATGAAGCCGTGGATGAACGAGTACGGGTTGATGGCCCAACGGCTGTCGGACTCGACCTCGGTCTGGTCGGCGCCGAAGACCCAGTGGCCGGTCTTGTCCATCTTGATGATGGCAACACCGCCAGCCGCCGGCAGACCGGCGCTAAGAGCCTTGAGGCTGGTGGACAGGGACTGGACGGACGGCAGGTTGGCGCCGGCGAACTTAATCAAATCAGGCATCTCTACTATCTCCTACTGAAGTTTACTGAGGGCCGCAGTCAACTGCGTCCCGATGAGCACAACCGGCGGACGGGCGTCTGCCTCGTCTGCCAAGGTGTGACCGGAGCTGACGGCGGTGATGATGCCGTCGGGCAGGCTGAGTTTGGACTTCTTCAAGACCTTCTCAACCTGCGCCGGCGACTTCAGTTCAGTCGTCATCAACTCAGATTCGTCTACGCCGAGGGCGGTCAGAGCGGCGATTGCTGCCGCTTCGTCAGTCCACTGGCGGGTGGCGCGCTTCGCCACTAACTTGTACCCCGGCACACTAGCACCGTTCTCCAAGCGCTGTAAAGCCATTTGTCGCAACTGGCTAATCCAGCTTTCCAACAGGTCGGCGTTCTTCAACATCGCACCGATGAGTTCCGGCGCTACCGCATCTAGCTGCGTCTTAAGCGCCCGCTCGACCGCGCCGGTCATTGCCGGACAAATGGGTTTCGCCGGGCAGAAGCGGCACCAGTCGCCGTGCTTGATGGGTGGCTGCGGTGCCTGGGCCTGCAACACGGCGTTGCGGAGGTCGATTTCAAACACCTCCAGCCGACGGCGGCTGACTTCCCAGCGCCGGATGTGCGGCGGCTGGACGATGACCAGTTCGATGGTTTCGGCGCCGTCGAACGCCCACTGCGTGCGCGGGGTCCGCATGGCGGCGCAGGCGTAGAACATCAGCTGCGGGTTCTCTTCAGCGTCCACCGGGATACCGCTGCCGAACTTCCAATCCAGCACGACCGCTTTGCTGCCAACGCGCATCAGGACGTCAGTCGAGCCAAACGCCTCGGGGATGAAGCTGCCAAAGTCAACGTGCGACTCGACCGCGATGTCGGCGGTGTTGTCGGGGTCGATTTCATCCAGCGCGGCCAGCGCCGGCAGCACCTTCTCTTCAATGAGTTCAGCGGTCAAGCTTATGTCGTTGTACTTGGTGCCGACCAGCGACATGGGGTCGCAGCCGGTTTCGATGATCATAGCCATACAATTGTGAAGGAGAGTGCCTTCGTCCGCGTACTTGCTGCTGGGCTGGGGCGGCATCTGCGCCGCCAGCTTAACTGAGCCGGGGCAGTTGATGACGCGTTTAGCGGTGGACCCGCCGACTACTGAACTGTGCTGCATGATGATGCCTCTGTGGGGGTGAGCGGCGAGATTAATTTCGCGCCAGATGCTTGTCAACATGTTTGTGATGTTGCTACAGTGCCCACCTCGACAACAACTGGAGACGACGACAATGGATGAATTGACCAAGAAGTTTGCCGAATTCCTTGCCAGCGAATACGGCGTCAGCGGCCCGCATAGTTTTGGAAAGCTGGGCGAGGTCGCCCGCAACGGCTGGCGCGCCGAATACGTCCGCGAATGCGCTGAAGACGTGCTGGACGACATGTCTTACCTCGAAAGCACGCAGTTGTCCGCGCGGCTGGCGGCGGTGTTTGACGCGAAAGACGACCGCGCCAAGCTGACCGCGTACGCGGCGCTTGGCAAGATGATTGCCGACTTGGCTGCGGCCAAGGCTGACGAGGCTGGTGACCATTTTGTGGGTGAGGCGTGGTATCACAATTTCTTCCATGAACGCCGCGCTGAGGAGGCGCGCTACTAATGCCCGCGCGTGATACGGCCAAACTTGACCCGCACGCCGGCCCAACGGTCGGCGACAAGAGTTTTGAGTATTACTTCGTGTCGCCGCAGGATTTCCGCGCGGCGATGCAGAAGGCGAAAGCCCTAGAAGCTAAGGGGATGTTTAGGCGGGCCTGGCGGGTCCGTCTTAATCTGGACGGCCCGCAGCCGGTCGTGACGCCACCGCGCCCTGACGCGCCGCCCGCTGAACTGACCGAAGCGGAGAAGAAGGAGTTGCGCCGCAAAAAGAAGCGGCTGAACGAACTGCGGTTGAAGGCCGACAAGTTGGCCGAAGAACTGGAGGAACACGATGAGTAAGTTTGTGACGATTGAGGAGTTGGCCAAGGAATTGGTCAAGGCAGAGCCGGATGAGTACGAGTACGAGTTTATCGGGCGCATCTACGGGACGTTGGCGGGGCGGTGGGCGTTGATTGTAGAAAACAAAGCGGCATTGTGGCCCGACGGCACCGCAGTGTATGTGAAGCGGGGGAAGCGATGAACCGTGAAGACAAGGTGATCGATTTTTACATTCAAGTTGCCGACGAACTTTGCTATGGACGGGATTGGTGCGTAACGGGAGTTGACGACCCTTTGCGAAGATTTGCCGCTCTGATCGCCGCCGCTGAACGCGAGGCGTGTGCGAAAGTTGCCGATGATTACGCTGGAAACCAGCAGGCTTGGTCATGCGGCCTAGACAGTCCTGAGGAGTATCGAATGCAGGCAGGCCATGAATGCGCCGATGCAATCCGCGCAAGGGGGCTCGATGAATAACGACACCCCACCCGTCTGGGATGACCCAGAGATGGAAGCCAAACGCCAGCAGGCCCTGCGCCTGCTCGGCACCAAGTGGCTGCTGCACCGGGCGAACAGCCCGCAGAAGGGCAGCTACAACGACTGGGGGCAACGTCGTGCTTGAGAAAGTCATCGAGCGGTACTTGGTCCAGCGCGTCAAGGCGCAGGGCGGCATGGCGTACAAATTCGCCAGCGTCGCCCACCGAGGCGTCGCCGACCGGATAGTCTGTCTGCCCGGCCAGACGTGGTTCGTGGAACTCAAAACAACCGGGGGTCGGCTGTCGGAACTCCAGAAGGTGTTCCGCGAAGACATGCTGCGCTTGGGGCAAAACTACGTCGTCTTGTGGACGAAGGAGGATGTGGACCAGTGGCTGCTTACTACAACGAAATAGACCCCTTCGCCGCGCAGTGGCTTAGGAACTTAATCGCCGCTGGCCATATAGCGCCAGGTGATGTAGACGAACGGAGCATTAAAGATGTCGCAGCAGAAGACCTTAGCGGATTTGTTCAATGTCACTTTTTCGCCGGAATCGGCGTCTGGAGTCA